TTGCATATAAGACCTCAGATGGCATTAGGATCGCCCTTATCTAAGGATAACGATTGCTTCCAAACGAGATAATCTTTTTACATATAAACAAATAACTCAAAGGAGATAAAATGAGTGCAACTATAACCAATGCTTTTATTACTCAGTTTGAAGCTGAAGTACATATGGCATATCAAAGAATGGGTAGTAAGCTCAAAAACTTAGTCCGAGTAGTTAATGGTGTATCAGGTGAATCTGTTAAGTTCCAAAAAGTAGGAACAGGTGAAGCAACAACTAAAGCTAGACACGCTGAGGTTGTAGCGATGAACATTTCACACACAAATGTAACAGCAACACTTGCTGACTTTTATGCATCAGACTATGTCGATAAGTTAGATGAGCTAAAAACTAACATTGACGAAAGATCAGTTATTGCAAACAATGCAGCTTATGCTCTTGGTCGTAAAACTGATAGTATATTAACAGATGCTATGGCTTCTGCTACAACACTAGCAAACAATGCTGGTGCTCAAGGTGGAACAGTAGCAACAGACATGAATGTTGATAAGTTCCAAGAAATGCAAGCCTTATTTGGTACAAATGATGTGCCAGATGATGGTCAGCGTTACTGGGCTATTGGGCCAAACCAATGGTCAAACTTATTAGATGACGATCAATGGTCAAGAATGGAATACATTGGTTCTAACGAACTACCTTTTAGTGGTATGAACTATACAGCTAAGAAGTTCTTAGGATTCTTAGTATTCGTACATTCTGGACTAGACACATCTGGTTCAACAGACAGACACACAATCGCATGGCACAAATCATCAATGGGTCTAGGCGTTGGCTCTGAAGTAAGAACAGAAGTAAACTACATTCCTGAGAAGGTAGCTCACTTAATGACTTCTTACTTATCAATGGGTTCAATCCTTATTGACACCAATGGTATTAGAGTGCAGAAGTGTGCAGAGTAGGAGTAAATAATGGCATACGCAACTTCAAATCCCGTAAAAAAAATCTCTCAAATGGGAGATACTAACTCGCTATGGTACTACTCTGACGGAGATGCTATAGGAACTATTGATGATGCAGATTACTTTCTAGCTTCAACAGCAGACTTAACAGCTGGTGATGTTATTATAGTAAATAGTGGTGGATCAAATGGTGTTGTTGATATCTTAATTGTATCAGCTGCAACATCCTCTACAGTAACAACTGCATTATTAGCATAATGATATTGGGGGGTTTTATACCCCCCACTAATATAAAGGATTAATTATGGCAATAACAGTAGCAGCAAAAGCATTAGCAAAAAAATTACTTAAAAATAAAAAGCTAAAAAAAGCAATCAATGTAACTACAGAACAAACAAATAAATTAAAAAATGCAGCTAAATCAGGTGCAGCAAAAGTAGCTGCTTCAGGAGCTGTTACAGGAGCTGCTGCAAAAGCTAGTCAAGCTGGTAAAGCTGCTATGGCAAAAGCAAAACCAGCTGTTGATAAAGCAAAAGAAGTTTCAAAACAAGCAGTAAAAGCAACTAAAGAAAAAGCAAAGCCAGTTTTAGAAAAAACTAAAAATGTAGCAAAAGATACAACAACAAAAGCTAGTGCTGCTGTAGGTGCTGGAGTAGCAGCAACAAAAAAAGCAGCAACTAAAGCAACTGCAAAAGTTAAATCATCAAATAAAGATAAAATTATTGATGCTTTAGGTGGGCCAATGAGTAAAGCAGAAGGAGCTGGTATGGTTGTTGGTGCTGCTGGTGCTATAGGATTAGCTGGATTAACAAATTCTTTATTAAAATCTTCTACACCTAAAGAATCAGAGTATGATATCAAAAGAATGACTGATGGAAGATTTAGCACAACATTTAAAGATGCAAATGCTAATGCTGTTTTTTCAGATAAACAATTATCATCAAAAGAAACAGATCAAGTAAGAAGTTATCTTGCAGTATTAGACAGTATTATTCTTTCAGATGATCCAAGAAAAAGAAAAAATGAGTTTTTAGCAACATTACAGGTTTTAAAAGATCAATATGGCATATCAAACATTAGTGGTAAAAATTTATCAATAATGTTACCACAAGGATAAATGGCAGTAACTAAAGTAGATATTGCATCAAGAGCTTTGGTAATGGTAGGAGCTAATCCTATCTCATCATTTACAGACAATTCTACAGAAGCATTAATTACAAACACTCTTTATGAAGAAGTAGTTGAATCTACATTATCAGAATGTTCATGGCGTTTTGCTATGGGCCAAAAACAATTATCATTACTAGCTGATGCTCCAACATCAAGATATGAATATGCATATCAGATGCCAGCAAATCCAGCTGTAATAACTATAGTTGCTGTAACAAATAACGATCATCCAATACCTTATTCAAGATATGAAGATAAGATTTATTTAAATGGTTATGGTTCTAGTAGTAAAGTTTATATGGACTATGTATTTAGACAGGATGAATCTTTGTTTCCAACCTATTTTAGACTAGCTTTAATTTATAGACTAGCTAGTGCGTTTGGTGGATCATTGGGTAGAGATGCAGCTATGATTAATTCATACGAAACTAAAGCTGAAAGACAAATGATTAAAGCAAGAAATATTGCATCACAAGAAACTACAAGCAAAAAACTAAATACTACTAGATTCATAGCTGAAAGAAGGAGCAGTCGAAGTGGACTTGTTGATTACTAATGCCCAGAAAAGTCAGACAAGTATTTACCAACTTTTCAGCTGGAGAGCTTAATCCTCTACTAAACGCTAGAACAGACGCTAAAGCATATTTTGAAGGTGCTAGACAATGTAAGAACTGGTATCTTTTAGATGAAGGTGGTGTTATGCGTAGACCAGCAACACAGTTTACAGCAGAACTACCAGCAGAAGCTAGAATCATTCCTTTTATATTTGCAGAAGATGAAGTAGCTGTATTTGCTTTATCTAATAATAGACTAGATGTTTATAACTCTAGTGGTACTGCAATACAAAGCAACATTACTACAAACTGCAACTGGACTACAGCTCAGTTATTTGAACTAAGCTATGCTCAGTTTGCTGACACAGTATTTATCTGTCATAGAAGTAATCCTATTGTTCAAATTAAAAGAACAGCTGCATCTACTTTCTCAGTAAGTTTATATGCATTTGAAGAAGATGATAGTGTTACTGTAGGTGGTGTAAATAAAACATTACAACCATTTTACAAATATGCAGATGCTACTGTTACTGTAACATTATCTGCTCATGCTACTGGTACAGGCAGAACACTAACTGCTAGTGCTAATGCTTTTAGCTCTAGCTATGTAAATACATATTTAAAAGTTAATGGAAAACAAGTTTTTGTAACTGGATACACAAGTGCTACTGAAGTTACTGTTACTGTATTAGAAGATACAGTTAGTACTGGCCCTCATGCTGATTGGCAAGAACAACTAATATCTGCTACTAGAGGATATCCACAAGCAGTTACATTACATGATAATAGACTTTGGTTTGGTGGTGTAAGAGATAATCCTTCGGTTATTATTGCATCTGAGATAGGTGGATACTTTAGTTTTGATTTAGGTACAGGATTAGCTAATGAAGCTATTAATGTAAATATTACTGCCGATACGGTAAACGAAGTAAGACATTTAATATCTGGTAGAAACTTGCAAATATTTACAGATTCAGGTGAGTATTATATTCCTCAAAGTAATGATAGTGCTATTACACCATCTACTATAGCTTTTCTTAGACAAACACCTTATGGATGTAATAGAGCAAAGCCAACACCTTTTGATGGTGCTACTATCTTTACATCTAAAAATGGCAAATCAATTCGTGAGTATGTTTTTTCTGATTTAGAACAAGCATACAAATCTAACAGTATATCTGTATTATCTAGTCAGGTTATTGACAATCCAAAACAAATTACAATGATGACTGGGAATGAAGAAAGACCTGAACAGTTTGCATATTTTTTAAATAGTGGAAATAATTTAGATGGACAAATAGCTGTGTTTCACAGTATTAGAGATGAAAAGATAGCTGGTTGGACTATTTGGAATACTAAAACAAATGATAAATTTCACAGTATTACATCTATTAATGAATTTTTATTTGTAGTTACAAAAAGAATATTACCATCAGGAACTAAGTATTTGTTAGAAAAATTTAGTAATGATGATTCTATAACTGTAGATTGTAGTACAACAACTACAGTATTTCAAAAAGGAACACCTTTAGTCAAAGGCGGTAGTCAATCTGGAACCACTCTAGTTATTGATGGAATTACTACTGCGCCATCAATACTTGAAACATTTACAATAGCTGGAAATGCAACTGAATATGCAATCCAAGCTGTAACACAGTTAGGTACTAATGAATATAGATTACAGTTAGATAAAGCCTTAGCAGCAACTCCAGCAGATAATGCTGCAATTACAATAGTAAAAGGTTTTATTCATACTGTTAATAGTATTTATGAACCAACTAATGTTGTAGAAGCTGTGTTTGGAAATGGTGCGTTGGGTTCTTATACAATAGATAGTAATAATAGAATTACTTTGGATAATGCACCACAAATAACTGGCGTTAGAGTAGGATATAACTTTACGCCTGTATTAGAAACAATGCCTATTGATAAAGAAATAGATACTGGCCCATTGACAGGACAGCCAAGAAGGATTAATAAAGCTATAATAGATATTTCTGGAGGTTTAGATGTAACTATGAAAGCTGCTGATTTAACTTCTAAAGAACTAATAATACAACAAGCCGATTTTACTATAGGTGATGATTTATCAGCTTCTGCTGGTAAAAAAGAATTTACCTTTTTGGGATATAGTAAATCACCGACAATAACAATATCGCAAGATAGCCCATTACCATTAAAGGTATTGGGTTTAGCTATGGAGATACAATTCGCATGAGTGCTAATGCTGCAACTTTAATGTTAATCTCAGCTGGTGTAACAGCTGTAGGTACATTCTCCTCTATGAGATCACAACAAGCTGCTCTCAATAGAGAAAATTATAGATTAGAAACAGAATCAAAAATGGCTGCATTAGCAGCTGCACAAGAAGAAAATGCTAGAAGGCAATATGCTGAAAAAGAAAAAGCTAATAACTTAGCTTACCAATCTATTGCTGGTTATGCAGATGATAGTATGTCATTCTTAAATATGAATAAACAAATTGTAGAAAACAGAAACAAAGACATTTCTGATATTAGACTAATGGGAAAATCTGTTGATTTAAAATATAGACAAATGGCTTTTGAAAACCAAGCTAAAATGGATGCAGTAACTTTTGGTGGTTATACTTCTGTAATAGCTGGATTAGTTAATGGTTATGGAAATTATAAGTATTACAGTTAATGGCATTAACATCAGGAGATAGAAAAAACAAAGCTACAGTCAGCTCTATACAGAGCAGAATGGGTGTAGTAGATGCTGCTAATGTAGGAACTCCACTAGCTCTAGCAGCTGAAGGTGCTTCTGCTGTATTAGATGTATTTGCAGAAAGACAAGCTAACATTGAAGAAGTAGCTTGGAAAACAGACTTTAAATTAAAATCTAGAGAAACACTTAATAACTTAGCTAGAGAACATTTTGACGATCCTGATGCTTTTACAAAAGCAACCAATACATATAGAGATTCTCTTATTGCTGAAGCTCCTGTTAGATTTAAAAACTATGCAAAAGAATACATAGGTAATTTAGCATTTGAATATGGAGATAATATTTGGCAAGAAGCTAAAGCTCAAAAAACAATATTAGAAGTTACTAACTGGAGTACAAACTACAGAGATTTTGTTGCTGGTAGAAATAGCGATATTATGAATAAACCAGCTAGTGATTTTCAAGATTACTGGACACAAAGTTTATTACCTGAAATGTCAGATACTATGGCTGATTATGAAAAGTTATATAACTCATATGATTCATCTATACAGGCATCATTACAAAAAACATTTGGTACACCAGAAGAATTTAACAAAACATTGCAATTAGGTTTTGAAACACAAAGATTAATTAGTTTAGCCGCTAAAGATTTAAATGCAGCTCAAGCATTTGATACAATGACAATGAGAGAAAATGGTGGTTTACCAGCTGGATATGTTACAGAAGTATCTAAAGTTTTAAAAAAATATGAAGCATGGGGATTAAGTTATTTAGATAAACCTAATCACGATACAGATGATGCTAGTGTTTTTGTAGGATCAAATAGAGAAGATAGAGCTGGTATTGTTTCTGAAGTACAAAAGTACATAGAATCTTGGAATAATGTAAATGCATCTAATGTAAAAAAACAAGATATAGTTATTGCTCAAGATAAAGAAGAAGTAGTATTACAAGAAATATCTAGAATTGAAGATGGGTTTTTAACAACAACTCAAGATTTAAGAAAAATAGCATTTGATTACAACTTAAATGATAGTCAATTAGATAGATTAATTGATGCTAATAATTTAGCAACTGTAGTTAGAGATGTTAGTAGTCAAATTAGTACTTTTGAATATAACGAAGAATCAGGACAATATAAATTAAATGCAGCTATGACTACATTTGATGTAAATAATTTAATGTTTCAGAGAACTAACTATTTAAATGGTTTAGGTATTGAAATTACACAAGAAGAATTAAAAGATAAAGCTATGATGGATCAAATGTTTAGAATTGTATCTTCTGTTAATCCTAATATTACACAAAGTCAATTTAATGATATGGATTTATCTACAGTAGTAGCTTCTGGTGCTGCACAAGATAATTTAATTACATCACAATTAGTAGAACTATCTAAAACATATGGAGCAGTTCCTAGTTTATTAGAAAACTATTTTAGTAGTATGGATAGTTTTAACTTTGAAGTACAAGCAGATAGACAAGAATTAAGAAATATGGCTGAGTTTGCAAATAATTTATCTAGACATAAAGGTAGACCTTTAGCCTTTGGTGATAGTGAAGCAAATAAAAATTTTGCTAATCTTGTTGAATTACATCAAGAACTACAAAAAGTAGGTAGATTAAATATTGGAATAGCTGATTTAACAGAAAAAGAAATTAATGATTTAAACTTAGATGTAGGTGAATATGAAAAATTAATTATAGAAAAATGGGTAGCTAAAACATATCCAGAACAAACTATGCTAGATGAAAAAATTACATTTATGAATACTGTTATTGAAGATAGTGGTACAGACTTTACAAGAATGATGGAAAACTTTTTTGAAGATGAACAAGAAGATGGCCCTTGGTGGGGTTTTGGTTTTGCAGATACAGATTTATTAACTGGTAATAATGAGTTTAATATTATGGGTAGAGATAGAGATTTAGAACCATCATTTAATTTAGTAATGCAAGAAGCTGGTGAACAAATTTTTGTAAGAGTAGCAAGTATGTTTGATAATGATACATACAAAGTATTAATGACAGAAACAAGTATAAAAGCTGCTTTTAAAAAACAACTACCATATATTCTAAATACTATTAGAACTATGGGATATGGGTATGATGAAAACTAATGGCTAAAGAACTAGTAAAATATCCTATGTTTAAAACATATACGGCTAAAGGACTAACAGTCGATCAGATTAAAACAGATGCTGTTATGACTATTTTAAATAGAGGACTAAATATGTCAGATGGTGAAAGAGCTGCATTAGGTTTAAGTGCAGATTTTTTTACAGCTGAAAATATATTAGGACTAATGGATAATAAAAGAATTAGATTTGATTATGATCCAGCTAGTATAGGTGATCCTACATACAGAATATCTATGGATTTAGATAATGATGGAATATTTATGGCATTAAATAATCCTAATGATCCAGATTCAGGATTTAAACCTGAAGCTAACAGAGAACTTAATGCATCACTAACATTACAAGGTGTTAGAGCTGATTTTCAAAATGATGCATTTAAGAAATGGTCAGATTCTGTAGTAGCAAAAGAATCTTATTTTAAACAATATGGTTTTGACGCAGTAACAGAAGTACCTTTTGTTATGCAAACACTTAAAGGATTACATAACCTTGTATATAATGGATACAACAAAGGTAAAAATGGGGTAGAAGATGTAGCTAGACTATTCAATGATATACCTTGGCTACCAGATGTTAGTTTCGACATGAATACTGTAGAAAGACAACTACAAGAAAATCAATTACAATTTATAACTTATCAACAACAAAAACAAGCTGGAGTGTTTGATGACAATCTAGCTTCCCAATTCGAAGGCAAGGAGAGTACAGCTATGGGATATCAAAATACAGCAACAAACTTATTAATGGATACTATTAACAAACAAGAAGGTGGTTTCTATGCTCAAGCATATGATTCTGGTTTTACAGGAGATAGAAACAAAACATTTAATGTTGGTAGTAGAGGTGGTGGTGGTGGCCCAGTAGAAATGGCTGCTGAAGGAAGTAAAATACAAAAAGCAGAATATGATCTTATGATGTCAGAAGATGGCGATCCTACTATTGGTACTGGTCTATCATTAAAAGATCCAACTGTTAAAAATGAATTAACAGAACTTGGTTATGATATTGATAAATTATTAACTGGTGAACAACAAATTACTAGAGAAGATAATAATATTGTTATGATGAAAATGTTAGATGACAAATTAAAAATGGTAGAAAGAATAACTGGTATTGATGATTTACAATCAAATAAAAATGCATACTTAGCAGTAGCTTTAGTTAAATTAGCTTATAATAGTGCTTCATGGATTGGGCCAAGATTTAGAGAAGCATTAAATAATTTTATAGAAACTGGAGATACTAAATACATAGGAAACTTTGGTAGTTATAAAGAAGGAACTACTGAGTTTTACTCAGGTGCAAATGCTGCTGAAATAAAACAATATGAACCAGCATTATTAAATGAACTATGGAATGATGCAGAAGGTCAAGCTGCTATAGGTTATGGTGGTTTTAGAACTATGATGGAAGATGTAAGTGGATTTATACTAGCATGGTCGCAAGGTCAAATGACATATTTCCCAGATTTACAAGTAACTACATCACCACAAATTAAAAAGAAAAGTAAATCTATTCTAGATTAATGGGCGAGTTTTCTACTATAGGTGATATAGGTGCAAAAAAACCTAATATATCTGGTAGACCTGATCCAACACAGCCATTAAATTATTTTCAAGATGTAAGAGATGTAGGTGCTGGTTGGGCAGATGAAAACATTTTTGGACTAGCATTTAAATATATTGTAGATGCTAGTGTAGCAAAAGATGATACAGAATTTGTTACTGATAAAGGATATAATATATTCCAAGACAAACAGATTAGAGGTTTAGAGCCATACATAGGCAACTTCTTACACAGTAAAAGTCAAAAACACACAACAAAGTTAATCAAAGATTTTATTGAAGATAGTAAAAAACAAAATGGATCACCATCCTATATTGTAGGTAGAGTGCTAGGTGGTTTGACTGATCCTAGTAGTATTTTTGCATTTACAAAAGCTGGTAGATTTTTGTTTACTGGTAGCAGAATAGAAAGATCAGTAAAACTGGGAACAATAATTACAGCAGAAGAATCTATTAAACAAGGTATTAGTGATACAAGAAAATGGGAAGAAACAGTTTTAATATCAGCTAGTGGTTTTATTCTTCCAGCATTATTTCCAGCAATTAATAATAAAATAGCTGGTAAGCAGTTTGACGATACTGCTAATAAATTAGATAACATGGATACTCATTATTCTAATAGTCAATATGTAGGTGGTGGTATTTATAAAGAAGGTTCTGTAGGTGCTGGTGCAACACAACCAATTAGAACAGAAGCAGAATGGATTAAAGCAAATCAAATAAAACCTACTGGTATGGGATACTTAGGAGAAAAGTCAGGATTTACTCCTTTGTTTAGAGTATTAGAAAAAGGTGGTTTAGAAGAACAAGATTTTATTACTACGGTATTAGAAAATCCATTACTCACTAGAGGTAATTTTGAAGGCATACCTTCAGCTCCTACTATTGAAAGAAAGATTAAATCAAGACATTACATTATTAAAATTAGTGATGATGCAGTCATGGGTGAATACAATGCATATTTAAAAAGAATAGGAAAGAATGAACAAAACTTTCTTGAAAAAACAGTTAATATAAAAGTAGGTACAGGCTTAGATAAAACAGGTGTAATGACACCTAGAGAGTTTTCTTCAGCTGTTACTAGGGCTAGATTAAATCCAAATGCACCAGCTATCCCTGAAGTAAAAGCAGCTGCAAAACATACAGAAGATTTATTTTATGGGCCATTAGGTGCAGAATACCAAGCAAGTGGTATTTCTATAGCATGGCATAAATATCAAATTGATAGACTAGATATGTTTATAAAACAAATGGATGGTACTATACAGGGTAGAAAACCAGTTACTAATCCTAAAAAAGTACAAAAATTATTAGACTTACAAATATTAAGAAGAAAATTAAAAGCTAAATTAACTTTAATGGAAACCAAAGGTATACACCTTAGAAAAAATTATATTAACCCATTATATAGACGAGATGCTATTGATGCTAACCCAGAGCTTTTTAAAACATTAATGAGAGAAGAACTAGAAAAGTTAGCTGCTAAAAATCCATCATTGTTAAATAAAAGCCCTAACATGACTAAAGCACAAGAAGAAGCATGGATGATGAAGAATGGTAATGCTCCAGATATTATTGACGATATTATAGAATCATTTATGCAATATCAGCCTACTCTTAGATTAAGACAGATTGATGATGTACTTAATGAAATACCACAAGAAGCATTAGGAGAAGTTAATAAGATATCTAGTAGATTTCTAGGTAGAGATTTGGATATTGATTATACAAAACTAATGAATGCTGGATTTATGGAAGATGACATAATGCTTCTACAAAGACATTACTTTAATCAGGTAGTTCCTGATATAGAACTTACAAAAGTATTTGGTGATCCTATGGGATATGGTACTCGTTGGTCAGCTGATGGTAACTATTCACAAGGTTTAATACAGATTGCTGATGAAATGTTAAGAAAAAACAAAAAGTTTGATACATACTATAATCAAAGATTTGATGAAAATGCTTTACCAATAGCTGCATTTTTAACAAAACAACAAATTAAAAACCTTAAAGATTTAGATGCTTCTATACATTTAGTTAGAGGTACATATGGTTTGCCTTATGATCCTAATAGAACTTTTAGTAGAGGTCTAAGAATGGCTAAATTATATAATGCAACTACTATGCTAACAGGTATAGCACAAGTAGTAGACACAGCTAGATTGGTTATGATTAATGGATTGACTAAAACATTTAAAATACAAACTGAAATGTTTCAAAGTGGTATGGCTAAAGAAATATTAAAAATGTCTAAAAACTCTACACAACTAGGTGGTGAGGCATTAGATATGATAGATAGCTCAAGAGCTATGGGTATGTATGGATTAGAAGATGCTTTCGGTGTATTTAATAAAATGGAAAGAGGTATGAGTAAAGTAGGTAATGTTTACTTTACGTTCCTAAATGCAAGTAATCCTTGGAACGCTTCTGTAAAGACTATGGCTGGATTCTTTAATGGTACAAGAATAATAGAAAATGCAGAAAAGATAGCACTAGGTAAACCTATCTCTAAATTAAATAGAGCTAGAATGAACTTTTTGGGTATTACAGATGATATTGCTAGAGAAATATATAAACAATATCAAAAACATGGTGTTGGTAAAAATGGTAAAATATCTAGTAAAGCAGATGGTAATGACTTTAAATATATGCGTGTAGCTAATAGTGATGCTTGGGATGATACTCCTAAGGCTAAAGAAGCTGCTGAAATATATCATCAAGGATTATCTAAACAGGTTAATGTAGATATAGTTACCCCAAGTAAAGGTGATGTACCATTATGGGCTAATACAGAAATGGGTGGTGCTATATCACAGTTTAAGAAATTTGGTGCAGCAGCTACACAAAGAATGTTGATGCGTGGATTACAAGAAAAAGATACTAATTTTATGCAAGGTATATTGTTACTAATGGCTGGTGGCATGATGGTAGATGCCTTTAGACAAAAACAATTTGGCAGAGATTATAGTAAAAAACCATTTGGTCAAAAGCTAGTAGATGGATTTGATAGATCAGGATTAGGTGGTATTTTTTCTGATATTAACAATGCTATAGAAAGATTAGGTAATAATCAGATTGGTCTAAGACCATTACTAGGGGGTAAGAAACCATACGGTACTTATAAAGATATACTAAACAATCCTATACCTGATGTATTAGGCCCTACAGCTAGTCAAATAGCTAATATATCAGATATTATGTGGACATGGGGTACAGGTAAATACAACCATCATACGGCTCGTAATGTGCGTAGACTAGTACCATTTCAGAATGTATGGTTTTTGGATTCGTTATTCGATAAATTAGAGAAAGATGTATTAAGATAAATGGCTATAACAATATCAGATGTAACACCTAGAGTACAATATACAGCTACGTCTGGGCAAACATCATTTACAGTTCCATTTGAATTTTTTGATGATGATGATTTAGTAGTAGTAAATACTAATTCTGGTGGTGTTGATACAACACTTACAAAAGCAGCAAGTCCTTCAAGTGTAACTCAATATTCAGTTACTGGTGCTGGTGTTACTGGTGGTGGTTCTATTACACTAGGTTCTGGTGCTACTGTTAATGATAAATATACTATTACTAGAAATGTACCTATAGCTAGAGCAACTGATTTTGCTACTACTGGTGTATTTCCTATTGATTCTCTAAATACAGAATTAGACAAAATTGTTGCCATGATGCAACAACAAGTAGTAGATATTAATTTATCCCCAAGAGCAGCTTCTACTACATCTACAGCTTATGGTTTAATATTTCCAGAATTAACAGCTAACAAGATATTATCTGTAAATAGTTCTGGTAATGCTCTTATATTTTCTCAAGAAATAGGTAATTTTAAAGGTAACTGGTCAGCTAGTACAGCATATGTACAAAGAGATATAGTTAAAGATACTTCAACTAACAATATTTTTATAGCAAATACTGCTCATACATCTTCAGGATCACAGCCTTTAACAACTAATACAGATTCTGCAAAGTGGGATTTACTAGTAGACGCTGCATCAGCAACGACTTCTGCTACTAACGCTGCTGCTTCGGCTACTGCTGCTGCATCAAGTGCAACTACTGCATCTGGACACGCAACTACAGCAACTACAAAAGCTGGAGAAGCTGCAACTTCGGCTACTAACGCAGCCAGTTCTGAAACAGCGGCTGCCAGTTCAGCTACTAGTGCTAGTGGTTCTGCCACAACTGCAACTACTAAGGCTAGTGAGGCAAGTACCAGTGCAACTAACGCAGCAACATCTGCAACCTCTGCTGCAAGTTCTGCTACAACTGCAACAACCAAAGCAAGTGAAGCATCAACCTCTGCTACAAATGCTGCTTCTTCTGCATCTACAGCTTCAGGCCATGCAACTACAGCAACGACTAAGGCAAGTGAGGCTGCTGCATCAGCTACCACAGCATCAACACAAGCAACTAATGCTGCTACTAGTGCAACTGCTGCTGATACTGCAAAAACAGCTGCACAGGCTGCTCAAACAGCTGCTGAAGCTGCGGCTGATAACTTTGATGATACATATTTAGGAGCAAAAGCATCTGATCCGACAGTAGATAATGACGGAGATGCGTTGAATGCTGGAGATTTATACTTTAATACTACAAGTAATGTACTTAAATATTATGATGGTTCTTCATGGAACGCTATTGTTTCAGTAGATTTAACACCATATGCAACAAAAGGATTTGCGACAGCTATGTCTATCGCATTGTAAAGGAGAAATAGATGGCACAAGACTTTGAGAGAAATTTTGCAAGTTCAATATCAAACTCATCTGGCTCACCTACGACACTAGTTACATCTAATAGTGATGACGCAATAGTATCTATTAGATGTGTAAATAAACATACAACAGCAGTAACTGTGAGTGTTTTAATTAGTTCTGGTGGAACAGATTATTTTGTAATTAAAGATGCACCTCTACCTACAGGGGGTTCTTTAGAACTTATAGATTCTGGGAGTAAAATTGTCATACAAAATGGTGATGTACTAAAAGCCTATGCTGATACAGCTAGTGCTGTAGACGTACTAACATCATTTGTAGACGCAATTAGTACATAATGGCATATATTGGAGTACAACCTCAAGATACTTTTATAAGTATAGACAAGCAGACATTTAGTACATCTGCTACAGCTACTTATACTTTAGATCATACAGTTGGTTCTGTTAATGATATTGCATTATTTTTAAATAATGTCAGACAAGAGCCTACTACTGCATATACAATATCTGGTACAACTTTAACATTAGCCTCTGCTATCACATCTAGTGATAGTATGTATTGTATTTACTTAGGTAAAAGTATTGGAACACAAGCTCCAGCTACAGGATCAGTTACTAATGCTATGTTAGCTGGTTCTATTGCTACTTCTAAATTAACTGACGGAAGTACCTTTGCAACTACTAATGGTATTACTATGGCAAACGCATGGAGAGTAACAGCTTCTTTTGCTCAAACTTCAGGACAAGTTGATATTACTTCAAATTGGGAAATATGTGATACAGATAATTATAGCAGTATTGGCTCTGACATGAGCGAAAGTTCTGGTATATTTACTTTTCCAAGCACAGGCATTTATCTCATAACATATAGAAATCAAGGTAGAAGTGAAGGTGCTGCAAGAGCAAGATTAGGTGGAAGAATAAAAGTTACCCAAGATAACTCAAGTTATGCTACTGCAAGTTTAGCTTTTTCATCAGGCTCAGGTCATCTAAGTAATTTTTGTACATTTCAGCAAATTATTCTGGATGTATCAAGCACAACAAATATTAAAGTTAAATTTACAAGTGAAGTTGATGGAAGTGCATTTTTTGATAATGAAACAGGACTTACATACAACGGTGTAACTTTCTTAAGATTAGGAGATACTTAAAATGGATGATAATGGTAGACCAAATCACATTGAAGAATATTTAGCAAGACTACACACTGGTCAATGGTTTGGGTGGAGTGATAGCAAAAACAAAGTTTATGCAAACTTAATCATTCACGACAGTTCTAAAACTAAACCCACAGAACAAGAATGTACTGACGGACTAGCACAGTTACAAGCTGACCATGACCAAGCTATTACTGATAAAGAAACAAAAACAGCATCTGCCAAAAAAAAACTCCAAGACTTAGGATTAACAGTAGATGAAATTAAGGAGGCTTTTGGAATATAATGCCATTATCTAAAATACAAGCAGAAAGTATGAACCTTGCAGATACCTATGCGTTTACTGGTACTGTTACAGGAACACCTAGTGATATGGTTTTAGTAAATACCACCAATATAACATCTGCAAGTGTTAATACTTGTGATTTTACATCATTAAGTACTGACTATAATCACTTTGTTTTAAAAATAGGAAGCTTTGTACCCTCGGGAAATGGTGGACAAATTATAATTAGATTGCAAACAACAGGTAGTAGTGGTTTTGCTAGTGGAAGTGATAATTATGATTGCACGAGAAACAGAGTATATGGTGGTGGTGGTAGTTACACACAT